GACGTAGCTTCCACTGCTTCCTGCTTTGCTGCTGCTGCTGCTCTTCTCTCTGCATCTATTAGGTTAAGACCAGCATCGGTATCAAAGCCTCTGTTCATAGCGTTAAGTTCAGGGGCTAGGTGTGACTTACCTTCTACATTAAGGGCGTCATTAAGAAGCTTGTCTACTCTTATAATAGCAGCCCCTCTAGTGCTAGGGTCGTTTGCTACTCCTGCCTTAATAGTTTGTATTTGGTTACGTATACCCTTAAGGAACTCATTGTCCTCCCCCTCTTGGTACTGGTTGTACAGTGCTGCACCTTGTTTAGCTAAGGAAGCTAGCTGTTGAACAGGGTTTACCCCATTCTGTACAACAATAGGTTGAGGGTTAGAGGTACGTGCTTCTAGTCGTGGGCCGGGCATTAATCGTCTCCTTTATCAGAGTGTATAAAATCTTCTTTACTCTGTGGCTTGGCATTCAGGAGCTCTGCTATCTTATCCAAAGCATCCTTAGCCTTCTGTGTCTTTGCTACGCTCTTCAGTCTTGATTTGAATGAAGAGAAATCTTGTGGGCTACCAGTTACAATCCTACTAAGCAGGGTATCTGCCCCAACTTTACCATGGTTAATTCGGACCAGTGCTTCAAATATTAAAGGGCGTAGTATCTCCCTTTCATTCTGATCTAGTAGTGATACGTAAGCAGTAATACCTTTTAGCTTCTGTGTCATTAACTTAGAATCTAAGTGGCTATTGCTACTGTATATTTCTTGTAAGGCTCTAGCTGTTAGCCTAGCTTGTTGCTTACGGGCTCTTGATAGAGCATTAGTATCTAGCTTAAGTCTATAGTACTCAGACTCATTGAACGTACCTAGACCAAACAACATCTTACCGTATCCCTCTGCAGCAGTAGCACGTACAGTAGGGTTACCATGTTTGTCTCTAAAGAAACCCTCCCGTGCTGCTAGTGCTCCCTTATAATATTGATTAAGACCAGAAGCCATCATACCTGCAGCTTTAATAGCCTTCATTACATTCTCTGCATCACCTGTCTCAGGGTCAGGGTACTGTAATATTTCATAGGCCATCTTGAGGGAGTCACTAGCTCGTACTATAAACGCACCACTAGCACCCATGAAGGACTGTATCCCTGACTCATTAGTCTTGAATAGCATATCTGCTACTGTCTCACCTAACATAGTACTACCTGATAGTACTGCGAAAGAGCCGAAGTTTAATCTTGTGTTCTCTAGGTTATCACTGGTTGCATTCAGTAAGTTATTAAGAGCGTGAGTACCTACACCACTGATGAGTGCTTCCCTTACATCGGTATCCATCTCCTCCCCAGTCATCTCTTCGTACTGGCTCATAGCCCATGATGCTATACCATAGACACCTAGTCCCTCGAAGCCAAACATAAGAGTTTGTAAGGCAGCCATGCGGAATGCTTCTTCCTTAGTAAAGAATCTATTACCAAACTTACCACGACTACCTGCATTCATTACTATAAGCATAGCCTTGTGCTGCATAGAGAAGAACTGAGTAGTTAGTTTAAGATACCCACGTTGGTATGCGAACTCTCCAGCTCTATTCATACCAAAGGATAAAGCTCTAGCTTCATTAGCTACATCTACTCCTGTGAATGCCTTGCCTCCCTGCTCTAGTCTACGTCTACCTACGTGCCATGACATAGCTAGGTTGAGTGCCTCACCAAAGTTAAACCCTGCCTTACGTGAGAAACGGACAGGAGCTTTAAGTGTATTAGATACGACTGCTAGTGCCTTACCTACATCAGTACGACCAGCTATCTCTGTAGAGTTGAGAGTAATACCAGCTAAGAAGCTATGGCTGTCAATACCAGAGGGTAACCCACTGTTCATCCAGTCGTCTACCTCTTTAGTGTACGCCTTCACGGATAGCCCTCTAGCTCTAGCTAGTCCACTCTTCTGTGCATCCCATAGTTTCTTGTTGTGTCTAACACCAGCACCATACATCATGGCTGCTGTGTCTTTGTATAATCTACCGCTAGCTATATACGCAGGGTCTAGTGCCGCTAGCATAGAGTGTTGTGATAGCTGTACGAATAGTTGTCTAATAGGGTTAAGAGCTAAGAACCCAGTAAAGGTAGCACCCTTGAGTACATCTAGTGGGTCATTCTTACTAGCCTTCTCTAATGTCTTAGTGAGGAAGCTGTTATGCCAACCCTTCTGATCCATCCAGTTACCAAAGGTAAGTAAGCTAGCCCTCCAGTTCTTAGTAACAGGGTCTTCAAATCTACCTAGGAAGTGTATGTACTCCCATGAAGCTAGCATCTTCTTATGTACCTTCAACTCTTCTACTGTAACACCGGGGTTAAACTGCTTCTTATCTAAAGGGAAGTGGAACGAACCATCAGACCCCCTAGGTATAAAGCCTAGCTTCTCTCCGAAGAGAGCTACGAAATCTTTCTCTAGTTTCTCTACCATAGGTTTAATAGATAGGTTAGCTGCAGCCTTGTTCATGCTACTCTGTATACTATCTACTACTGGTAGTAATCCACCATTAGCACCCTCTAACTTATTAAGTAGTGGGCCTCTTGATCCTTTATGTAGTAAGCCATTCATACCAGCGAACTGGAAGATAGCCTCTCCATCCCCCATATCACCTATGACTTCTCTACCTAGTCTAACACGTAGAGTAACACCAGCTTCTATCTCTTCTAAAGAGAGAGCTTCGCTTCTTATTCTACTCATTAGAGCCATTGCATCTGATTGTTTCTCAGCACTACCTACAACAGAAGTCTGATCTAGCTTACTAGCTCTGCTCCCTCCATTGACTGTAACCCTAGGGTCTATACGTTCAATGAAGAAGTTATCTGTATACTTACGGTAGGTGTAACCATCTATGTATGGTAGTGACTGGTTTGGTATAGGCTTAACTCTATTAGCATTCTCTTTAGTAACTAGTACGTACTCATAACGTTCAGTACCTTTACCTTCTTTACTTCTAAGCTTAAATACCTCACCCTCACCTGACTGGACAGACTCTTTCATTGCAGTGGTGAGCTCTATAGGCTTACCAGTCTTAGCATCTATTACGGCAGTGACACCTTTTAAATCAGATGCTTCTCCCTTTATCCCGTACCTAGTGACATTATCTGTGCCTACTAAATGGTGGTAGTTATTATTTTTAAGCCAACCAGTTAACCTTGAGTTCTCTGTATGGTACACTAGGTCAGAGATAGCACGTAGATTAGAGTACGCTACATACTCTTGGTTAGTAAGCTTTAAGCTACCGTCATTACCTGCAACCAGCTCTTCAAAGGAGTATGTACGTCCTTCTTTGCTACCCTTAGATAGGTAACCTAGTACCTTCTCTTTACCCTTAACCCCTAGGCTATCAAAGTGCTTACCTGCTAGGTGTACCTGTGCTAATACACCATGCTTCAGATCTTCTATACCTGATAACTTAAGTGCATCTTCCTTCTTAAACATACTGAATATATCTAGGAAGTTTCTAGTCTTAGTACCACCGAAGGTCTTAACATCTAGTAGGTCTACGAATGGAGTCTCTGCAGGTACTTCTTCTACCTTAGAGAACTGGTAAAAGAACTCTCCGCTCTCACCTGTTGATTCTTTAATCTCTTTAATCTTACCAGTGGAAGGATTACGCTCCATGATTACTAAGGTCGAGTCATCCAGACCCCTCAGTTTAGCAGCAGCTCGTGCTCCCTTCTCTGATACATACCCAGAGTTCCTAGTTCTACCTACTACCACCTTTACTACTGCTTCTGTATCCGTTGTCATGGTTATAGTAGTATCGTTAATACGTATCTTACCTTGTCCGTATTCCTCTGCTATCTCTTTCAACCTTCTAGCTTGCGTTGGATTATCTGTTAGGTATGACTTAACTATACCAGCTAAGTCTTCATCTATCTCGGTGATAGCCTCTACTACATCTGATGGTGCTCCATCTAATAGCTTGGGGTTAGTGCCGGGGAAGTGTCCGTCTTTAATTGCTTGTTCTCTTGTCAAGTTCAGAGCCTTCAATGCTTCAGGGTCTTCGCTCTTTATTACTGCAGCCTGTATCTTAGACGCTAGCTCTGGGTTACCTCTGTTAATGATACCTAGTGCAGAGAGAGGGTTCTTCACACCTCTAGCCAAAGCACCACCTACCATAGTAGCGTCTAGTATCCCTACTATATTATCTGCTAGCCTATCTACATCGAAGTCTTCACCCGGATCAAACTTACTATCTAGTAAAGAGTTAATAAGTATAAAGGATTCAAAGCCATTGTTATCTTTAATCAGACCGGGGTGTGTCTTTAAGAATGCTGCCATCTTAGTGGCCCACTCTACCTTACCCTGTGCTGTGGGTATAGCTTGGAAGGCTTCCTTTAAGGCGTGCATGTTCTCACCGGGGGCTAGCTTACTCATTAACCAAGAAGGCTCTTCTCCCATCATGTGAGTGTATAACTCTTGTACTGTAGTAGCGTACCTAAAGGGCACTACATCTTCTGTTAGGTCTCCCATAAGATCTACTACGCTACCCTCAAAGCTCCCACTCTTAGTATCAATGATACCTAGTTTAACTTCCTCTATTATTTCTTGTACGTTATGAATCTCATCTAAGTCTGACCACCGGTTCTTCTGTATATCAGCTAGCTCAGGATCAGTCTCATCGTAGTTCAATGCTATCTCGTCTTGGAACATCTTCCATACAGGACGAGCAGCATCATCTCCAGCTAGCTCAGTGGCAGCTTTAAGATCGGAAGCTCGTTCCTCTGGCGTCAACTCAGCGTCTAGTAGGATGTCTTTCATAGAAGATACAAGAGCTTCCTTTCTATAGGATACATCCCTATCTCTTATATCCTGTAAGATCTGACTCTTACCAGTGATCTGTAGTTCAGACTTAATACTTACGAAGTCTTCCCCTAAGTCCCCTTCATTCAAGTAAGAACCCATGGTAGCTAAGTCATTAGCAGCACTACTAGGGTAAGATACTTCCTGCTCTACAGGGGTCTCAAAGTCTAGTGTACCTTCTGTATTATCTTCAAAGTTTAATGTCATCTCTTACCCATACCTGCTACTGTCATTGAAAGAGATGCAAGGCTTGAGAAGGTCTGTGATTTAAAATCTCTATCCATTGCACTCTGTAAGTAACTCTCTTGCCTCTTAGCGAAGGTGAGTAGTTGCTGATTAAAGGTGACGTTAGCCCCCAATTGTGTTGTAAGGGAGCTAACTGCACCTAACGCACCACTAGATTGACCACCTCCTGTAAGGGCCGCTACGTTCTGTATTGAACCTACCGCCTGTCTAGCATCCTCTATGTTCGCCACCGTTGCCCTACGGCTCTCTATGTCCCTTCTACGGGACTCTACCCTTGCCGCTTTACTCCGTTGCTTACGAGCCTTACGGGATTCTACTATAGAGCCTGCTGTTACTGCTAATGAAGCACCCATTAAGTACGGTATCGCTGCTTGTGGCATTATGCTATCTCCTGTACTAACCAAGTAAAACCATCTACTGTCTTCTCTTCTTCAAAACCTATTAACTTAGCTGATTTAATCCCGGTCTTATTCTCTTCCTCTAGCACAGCAAAGATAGTCTCATACCCTAGAGAGCCTAATGTAATTAGTAGGTCTTCTATGAAAACATTCTTTATGTACTTATATAGACTAGGGGTAATACCCATAGGTAGCTCCATGTGGAGCATAGGGTATCCCGTGTCAAAGTCTAAACATGCTTGCATACGTGGCGTACTAAGTATAGTCCTTCTCATTAGTATTGTCCATCCATTGTCATAGGTAAGGTAACACCTATCAACCGCATGTCCTTACCACTCTCTGCATCGTACCGTAGACCTAGTGCTTTACCATGTCCACGTACTTTATCTCTAGAAGTTACTACTGTCATACCTGTATTTATTGTTCCGTCATCTTCCGCTAGTACTTCTCTGAATCTATATACTTGTCTCTGTCTGCCTACCTTACTTCCTACACCCGGTACGCTATGCCACTCCCACTTAGGAGTAAGCAGTGCACTAGATGGGTAGGTATAGGTAGGCTTACCAGCATCATCTACCCCTGTTATAGTCTGTTCAGTAAACTCAAAGTAGTTAGTAACGTACATAGCTGACTTGTCAAACTGTGGGTTATCCAGTGTCAGAGGAGAGAACTCAAAGTAAGCGTCTATCTCTGCTGTACCAAAGTCTTTGAAGTTAGCATCGTTGTACTCATTGATACTATACCGTTGGTCTACATCGTCATCACTAAACATAAGGAACTTAGTACCTACTACATTCCTACTCTCTTGTGAGAAGAATGGAAAAGCCATACGGAATCTAGCTGGTAGTTCCTCACTATCTGTATCGAATGTATAGGGATACCAAGCACCACTCTTAAGTCTTAGGTTAAGTGCTTTGTTAAGATCGTTAACAGGGCCATAGTATAAACTATATACCTTCTGTTTGTTATCGTATACACTTACTGACCCTGTTAGTTCACTGTGCTCTATGTCATTATAGAAGGAGTTAATCTTAGGCTCAGTAATATTAGTAGATACTATACTCTTACCACCACCTTGATACTGATCTTGTCCTGCTTGGTTACCTATTTGGTAGATACCATCTACTGCTACATACATAACAGTATCTTCTACTTCTATTATAGACCTCTTAGCTATACATCCTATCTTAGTGACTCGCTCTACCACAAAGGATAGAGGTGTAAAGCCTTGGCTTCCACCACGTATAGTCCATACACCGTTGTTACATAGAACTACTAGGGCTGTAGATAATGCTACCATACCTACTACGCTACCCATTTCAGATATACGTACAGTACCGCCATCACTATCTATTAAACTGTTAATACTCTCAGCAGTAGGGTCAGCCTCTTGGTGACACTTACCTGCTCTGTTGATGTCAGTAAGAACTTGTGAGAAGAATAGGGTAGTACCCCATCTCTGACTGTTAGTTCCTCCGAACCATACACGACCAAAGGCAAACGCTGTAACCTCTGGTCTATTGTCTTCTGTCTCTGTTGTTATAGCCATTTACTCATGGTCTCCTTGAGCAGGAGGTAGGTCTTCTTCCCACCAGTCAGGGTCACTAGATGGTACGTACACGTATGCTGTACCTCCATACCCTAGTCCAGCACCACCACCACCATAGAAACCACCGCTTCCTCCTGTGCCTGTACGTAAGGATTCATAGTCTATGTTGAATGGGTCTATAAGGAAGTGCCCCTTAGATGAGGGTGTGTTACCTACAGTTAAATCTAGTATGTAGTCAGCATCATATACTAAGTTACCACTACCATCATCTACCATACCTAAGAATGCTATGTCAGCATTACTAGGGTAGGCACTGTTAGTAGTAAAGAACTGTGCAATAGGATCTACGAAAGAACCTGCAGCTACTATCCTACGTTGTTGCCACCACCCTTGGTTGTTCAGGTTGTAGTCATGTTCATCTGATAGTGTGGCTGGTCTCTCATCTATATCTAATTCATCATCAAGACCTGTTAGGTCTCTTATAGTAATACCTACATTAGTACTAGAGATAGTATCTGTATCTACATCGTACTCTATATAGACTGGCTCTATCTTCTGTCCTACTACGAATAAAGCTCCCTCTCCACTAACCATAGAGACTGGAGAGTCATCTACTGTAGTAAAAGCTGAAGCTTTGATTTGATTAAGGTCGAATGTAAAGTCCTTAACTAGGTCTGTTAGGTTACCACTGTCATCTTCAATGAAGTACAGTGTCTCTGCTATCTGGAATACATGGTAGTTAAGAGTGCCATCTCCATTCACTGCTGTCCACAGTGCGTAAGAAACAGCATTAGCAGTAGTAACGTCATCTTCTAATAAGAAGAAAGAACTGTCTGCCTCTTTGTTAACTCCTAGTCTTCTCTGTCTCATAGAGCCATCATCATTAAAGCTCATGTTGACTTCAGAAACAGAAGAGCCCTCGACAGGGGTTAGTTTAGATTGCTCTGTAACTAGTCCACCGGCAGGGCTTATTAACTGTTTTATTCCTGATGCTCTTGGCATTGATTATCCTATGTGTCGTGCTATAGCCTGTGTAGCTACTGCGTGGGATGTGTACTGACCCGTGAGACCGGGTGGTGTTTTACCTCCACCTGACCTAAAGATCTCGTACATATTAGGCCATGTCTTATTTGGTCGAACCTCTAAAGGATTCTTATCGTTTCTAATTTTCTCTATCGTTTCTCTTTTAGGTTTTTCGGTCTTACCTGTAGTCATTACTTTCTCCCGAATCCAGTGACTCTTTGTTTGTTTAATCTATTAGACTTAGTTCTTTGTTTAGCCCATCCAACTAAAGCTCTCTTAGCATCTGTTGGGCTGTCTACCTGCTTAAGTCTTAGGTGTGCCTCTCTGTTTAACTCTGCTTGGAACAAAGGTAACAGGTGGTCTGGTAGATCTGGTTCAAACGTATCAGCAACTAGGAATGTATTAGTCCTAGATAGGTACGCTATACTGTTAGAATTCTGTAGGGTATCTTCGTTAGTATCATCGTAAGAATCAAAGACTAACTTCTTCCCATCAAAGGAAGTATAATAAGTAGGGTTACTATCATACTTAATGTACAGAGGTATATCCTCGTAGGATATGATGATCTCTGTATTGTCTGCTAGGTTGTCTGACTCTACACCCGCACTATCTTTAGTTATAGTATTTCTCTGATTAAGGAAATCCACAAACTCCTCTGGTGTTAACCAAGTTACGTTTGCTTCTCTATACTTAATCCACTCTACATCCCCTGCGTTATCAGGTAGCTGTAGGTAGTTAGGTTTAGTATTGTCAGAGATAGGTTCTAGCTGTAGTAGTACTTTACTATTAGGCCATTCAAACACACTGTACATGTAAGAGTATAACTGGCTAGCAAAGTTAGCTATCTGCTCACTCTCTTCTGTACCGCCATCAGCCATAAAGATAGTATCTATAGGATCACTATCCATAGCCTCTAATGTATTCTTTACTATTTGTAGTAGGGTATCTGACATGAGCCTCTCTTCTTTATTATATTAGACAACAAGGGAGAGGAGAAAGTTCCCCTCCCTCGAAGTTTATTTACTACAGTACGTAGTACTCTACCCTAACTTCAAACTCACCAGCCGTAGCTGTACCTGTGAATGTGAAAGTAAGTTGAGTATCGTTCTGCATCTCTGCACCGATGTACGCACCAGCACCAGCTACAACGCCAGCAGAAGTACCGGCCTCTGAGGTAGTAACAAACCCATTAGGATCTGCATTACCACCAGCAGTGTCGATACCACCGACTTCGTAGTCAGTAGCCCCTGTGATAGCGGTAGTAACGTTGACATCACAGCCAACAACTACTGCACCAGCAGGGATGAATGGTACGACAGCATCAGTTGTGCTGCCACCGGGGAGCTCATCATAAGCAAACTTATAACGTAAGATCTCCGTTGATCCGGCATTACCTCGGACAGCTCCCAAGTCAGAATCAACTGAACGAGGGCCGTAGTAGATTGAACTACCAATTGAACTTTGTTCGCGTCCCATGATAATCCTCCTTAGTATGCTGTTGATGAAAGTGCTAGAGTAGCAAGAGTTTCAAGACGTTGTGAACCAAAACCCCAACGGGCGGTTACGTGGAACTCGTCTCTACGCTTACTTACATTACGGTCACCCTCTACACGAGGCTGTCGTCTCCAAGCATTCATAAACGGCTTAGTTGTATCGTCTGCTACACACATAGCAACACCGATCTTCATACCAGCAACGTGGTCATTCGTAGCTCCAACAGGAGGTAGAATACCAGTAGCAGTAATAGACTCAGCCACCGCATCGGGCAAACGATTAGAAACCCAGAGGTCAAAGCCAAAGATATTACGTAGGAACTTACGGTTCTTAACAAACCCTTCCCCTACCATACCTTCAAACATTGGGTTATTGGTGAATGCTTGTGCTCCAACTGCGGAGTTCAAAGTCATTTCAGCAATAGGTGGTAGTATTAAAATACGACCTTCATCTGGAACGTTAGCTGCATCAAAGGCTAACTTTAGATAAGCAATGTCATCTAATGCTAGGACGCTTGATGTACCCGACGCAAGTATACGGTGGGCTACCCCGTTATACTCGTTAGGGTCACTAGCTGTTTGTACACTCTGCTGGGAAAGCATGTCGGTCTCGTAAGCTTCAGCGATAGCACGTAAAGACTGTGGAACAATCTCCGCTTCTACTGCTGCTGCTTTGTAGCCATTCTCTTTCAACTCATCAGAGACGTATCCGCCAGTACCTTTGTGTTCTGTGATTTGCATCGTCACAGTACCGGTATCCATTGGACTTAGTGGTGTATCTTCGCTCTCTGCAATATCATGCAAAGGCATTTGACCTATAGTTGGAATCTGAAGGAGTGTTCCATCACCGAAATCGGAGACATCGCGTGTCAAACCCTCTGGCAAAAAGCCATCTTCCAACTGCTTTAGAAGGTCATTCGAATGTACGACCGCGCGTATAGCGGGGTCTGTGTTCGCAATAATGTTACCTGACATTATTAAATCCTCTTACAGTTTAGTTAGTTAATGCTTCTAATTGGCGTAGGTACTGTGCTGCCCGATCTTTTGAGTTCAGACTTAACACAGGCTTCACCTCAGGGCCACTAGGGGTATCCTGAAAATTAGAAGTTCGTATTGTACTAGTATGTGTAGCATTAGAAGTAGCTACTCTAGGTGTAGGGAGGAATGTATTAGCAAATAACCTAGGGTTACCACCAGCCATCTCATCCACATCATCCATAGTCAAGCCTACGCTTGTTGCTATCTCTTGCATCTTAACAATAAAGTTCTCCCCGTATGCCTTCTCAGCATCACCAATACACTGTGCACGGTTACTATTGGTTACCTCGTCAGCTCGTAGAGTTCCTACTTGTTTACCTACTAGATCTTTTATCTGGTCTTGTGTAAGACCGTCCTCCTTGAATCCTTCCTTGTTATTAAGCACCTCTTCTAGAGACTCAGCAGTTGCTACTTTCGTATTAGCTTCTTCTAACTGTGCACGTAATTGTGCGTTCTCAGTTTCGATATCAGTAATATGACTATCAGCATTAACTATCTTAGTCTTCACATCTTCCATTGTTGCGAATGCTCGTTCACCTACTATAAGGGCTACGCTCTGGTCTGGTTGTTGTCCTTGGTTCTGTGCCGCCACTTCTGTGACTTCAGTATTAGCCTGAGGGTCTTGGTTGGCTTTATCTGCGAATGTACTAGGCATGGTCTACCCCTTCTTTGGAAATAAGTTTAATAGTTCTTTAGCCATCTTGCGTTGACCGAGTAAGTGTGTGTACTTATGTACATACCCCGGTTCGCTGAAGTTAGACTCGGACTCTTCTCGGTCTGATAGGAGTTCTAGTTTCTTTTCAATAGCTTCCTTTATTACGTCTAAGACAAAGTTTGCCTCAGTATAATCCTGTTTAAATCTAGTATGGTCACTAGGTTTTACCTGTGCTAATAGTGCACTAGGTATTGATTTCTTACTCAATAGGTTCTTCTCCCATTGGTGCTTGTGCTGCCTGTGCTAGTTGTTGTAGCTCTTGTTCTTCAAAGAGTCTACCGAACTCTACGAATAGTTCTAGATCATCTAGTCCTAAGAGCTCCTCGTACATCTTAGCAAGGCGTTTAGATGGGAAGTGTTGCAGTACCATAGGGTCTTGGCCAGCTAGCTGTATAAGCTGCGTAGCGTTAGCTATGAGCTGTTGTTGCCTAGCAAAGTGTCTAGCACCTACGGGTACAATCTTACCATTAGTTTTTAAATCTTCTTTAGTAATAGATAAGAACTGTTCTACTCCGAATGTCTCGTCTACTATCTTAACACTGTCTTCTCCGTCTAGGTATTCTCTACCTAACTCTAACTCAGCATTCAGTAGCTTATCTATAAAGGTACTCTCATACTGTGATATCTTATTCTGGAAGTTACGACTAGCTGCATTCTGTAGGCTGTTAACTTCAAAGGCTGTCTTCTCCCCCGGAGTACGGATACCCATAGCTTCTCTTGGAGAGCCAGCTAGTTCTTCCATGAGCGCCATCTTAGCTTGGTTCATGAAGTCTGCTTGTAGTATAGTAGTATCAGGAGCTAAGTTACCTACGCTACCCTCACCACCTAGTATCCTATAAGTCCCACCGGGCTTACCAGTTACTACTTCACTCTCATCTACATCACCTACTACTACTCTAGTAGGCATAATCATTTGGTCTAGTGCGTCTGCCTTAGCATTCTCTAGATGGTTAATCTGGTACTGCATACCAATAAGGTTATCTAGTGGGCCCATACCCCATAGGTTATCTGGTCTCTGTCTCCACCCTGCGTGGAAGATGTTAGCCTTGCCAGTCTTAGTTCTTATACTTTCTTTACGTAGTACATGTAATCTATCTACTACAGTAATCACTTGGTTCTTCAGTAACTCTCCACTCTCTGAATCCCAGATGTCACCATAGAAGTCTAGTATCTCTACGTACCCTGACTTAATGTATTGTGTCCACGATCCATACCCATCAAAGACTAACTGCTCACTCTTATCACTCTCCCCAGCACCAGCTAGGAATGAAGAGCTTCTCGTCTCCTTGATAGTGTTAACTACCTTCGGGTCATACCCTAGTGTAGGGTTCTCTTCTACTGACCGTAGGAACTCTCCCATGCTCTGTATACTACGTTTAATCTTAGGTACGTTCTCGAAGCTAGCACCTAGTGGATTAAATACAATATCATAGGGACTAATTCTACGTACAACAGGACCAATGTAATCAACATAAGTATCATCAGTCTCAACCGAAGTTCTTGATTCATAGGTTACCTCTGCAAAACAGTTACCGTATAGTGACCAGTCATTCAACAACTCCAGTACTGTGTCCTCGAAGTTATTCAGTCTGTGCTTAGTCTTAAGGTAGGACTCTGCTGCAACTCTCTTATCATGAGTTACCGCTTCCTTGTCTTCCCCTATAAACTTAAACCAATCGTTATGAGGGAACAGTGCAAACCTGTAGTTAGCTATAAGATTGTCGTATATTTGCGTTAGCTTAGGTATGTGAGTACTGTGACTCCATCCTGTTTGATTGTCTGGGTCTGCCCCACCTACTGTGCTGTTAGTAGTCTCTCTAGTAGATGTAGCGTATACGAAGTTAGTCGTCTCTTTCCATCTATTCTCCGCTTCCCTACGTACAGACTTCCAAGCTGTATACTTGTTGGTTATCTCTTCTGCTAGTTGAGGGCGTTCCATCAACATTGATTCTATTGTTAAGCTTTCTTGGCTACTCATCTATCTTATTACTCCACCGAATCTGGGGTGTGTGTCTAGGTTGATTACCTTCTTACGGGTACTGAACCTAGCTGGCGATATACTAATCTCTACTGCTGCTGCTAGTGCATCCTTTAAATCATCATGAGGTGGACGCTCTTGTACTAACTGCTCTTCTAGCTCCATGATAAGTCCTGCCTTGTAGTGCCACATGTCACCATTCTCATACCTAGGTTCTAGTGTAGCAGCTATCCTTTGTTCTTTCTTACCCCCTCCTGCTGATGTGTTCTTAGCATCAAGAGTTAAGCGTAAGCCTTCTTCTCTAATTCTTTCTTTAATGTAGTTAGCAATGATGTTAGCACCTGCGTTACTCTCTACCTTAACCTTTCTAAACTCCCACTTCCTGTGCATCTTCATGATCTCAGTGTAGTAGGTTTCATACTTACTAGTTTTAAATTGTATTAAGTCTAGTACGTAGATATAACCTTTATAGTCTCTACCTACTATAGCCATAGCTGTGTAGTCTGACTTAGAACTATCCGTGAATGCAAAATCCACTGCAGCGAATATGTTTAACTTGTTCTCTTTAAAGAACCAATCGCCTTCTACTAAGGAGAGGTGCTTCTTCTCATAGTACTGGAACTGGTCGTGCCCTAGTCTGTTACTGTCCGGGTCGTTGGGTTCGTTGTAGTACTGTGCGTGGAACTGGGCTTTCTCTCCGAGTGCGAAGTACTTGGCTCTAATCCCCGCAAGTATCTTGGAGTCAAATCCATACCACTTATGAGACTTTGGGCATTTGATTCGAGGCCAAAGATACTCACCTGTGAGGTTACCCCTGTCTTCTGCTTGTCTTTCAAAGATATCCCATGCTTGGTTTTCATCTACTATATTACCATATTCATCAAAGGTTGGAACCATCTCTTCTTTAAAATCATTGTATACATCTATCGGGTGGTATCTTGTTCCCACACATTTGATAGTACCTCCGGGGTTAAGTACGGAAGCAGACTGGGATACAGCTCTTCGAACTTCTGTTCTACCTGTCTTAGTGTAAGCATTTCCGGGTACGACAATATCATCGTAAACAATCGACTCGCAATGGAGTCCTGTGAAATTTGATTTAACGGTCTTGATGAGTATCGTGTTGTCACGTACGCTTGCCTCTTTTCTAGATGGGTGGTCTACGTTAATGGCCCATGCTGACCACTTCTCTCTCTTACCTTCTTCAACTTCTATCATCTCAGGCCATAGTGTTCTATAGTCTGGAGATGTTAACATGTTCTTCATGGCGTACATCTGT